CGGTTCGCAATTGACCAATGTCTAGAGTATTAAATACATCATATCCCAAATTCCTAGCAATCAAAAACGCATCATTGTAAACATCGCCGACCATATAAAACGCATATGCTTGTTTCACAGAGTCCATATTGTCTACTCGGTCATATGGAACATCATAGAAAGAGATAAAGTCTTCAGTCTCATCATTTACATAAGAATTAATAGGAAGTATCCATCTTTTTACCCAATCTTTATTTATGACTGGAGCAATTTTAAATTGTTCAAAATACTTTTTCAATATTATTGTAACTTTTGGAATATCTTTAGAAGTCATCTTTCTAAATTGTGAAGTTCCACGAAGTTCAAAGTATTTTTCCCTCAAACGATCTGTTTGGTAGAATCCAGTCTTGACAAGTCTCTTGATATTTAGGAATCTATGCCAATATGTACTCTTAACTATGGGTGTTGGTATTTTAGTTACCGCTGTATACACTGCTTGCCAAATATTGTTTGTGTTCGCAATTCTTTTGATTTCACTGATAAGTATTGGAGCAAATCCCTTGTCCCTATACTTGGGATGGATACAAAGAAAATTGATCTGAACCATGTCAAGAATATCGTCGCACACCCTCACTTTCATGGGTGCGCTCGAGATGTAACCAATGAGTTCTCCACTTTCGGTGTGGCGAATACCCTTACCAGGTAATTCAGTCGCCCATTTGAGAGTATTAGGGGAATAGCTCAGTTTAAATGTTTCATCACACACATAGTGTTCACTCAAAAGTTTATGTGCTTCTTGAAGAGATGGCTCTGTCCACGAAAATCCATCGGGGAGTTCAATGGGTTCATTGACCATCTTTCTCTCTTTTTCAATTTCTTTACCAGCCTCGTATGTCACACCCTCATGAGGAACAGGTTGTTTATCCCAAAATGTTCTCATTGACTTATAATCACATAATACTTTTAAGCTGGCTTAAAGTTTTAATGGTAGTATAACACATAAAATGTCTCTCGAGCAAGATTATACCACTGTTCCTGGTCAGCTATACGCATGCCTTTCTGTCGTTGGTCCAGAAGCGCCACAAAAGAACGATAAGTTCGGTATCAAGATTCGTGGTGCCTTCGCCTCTCGCGACGAAGCTGCCGCGCACGCGAAGCGTCTTCAAAAAGAAGATAACACCTTTGACATCTATGTTGTTGACATGTACAAGTGGCTTCTCATCCCCCCAGATCCTCTCAAGATTGAGGATGTTCACTACCAAAATGAGAAGTTGGAAGAAATCATGAGTGGTTACAAGGAGAACCAATCTGAAGCTGCGCGGATGTTCAACGAGCGTAAGCGTGACATGATGGAGGCGAAGTCATACGCGAAACCTGGTGACGAAAACTCACTCTTCTACACCAAGCCAGATGAACCACCCGTGAGCCACCCAGCCGAAGTTCTTGAGCGCCTCAAGAAAGAAAAGCCAGACGCCTCTATGGAAGATCTTGTTAAGGAGGCTGATGCCGTTGTCGCCGCTGAGATGGAAGAGCGACGCAAATGGCGCGAAGAGCAGGCTTCTTCTACCGAAGCTAAGATTGAAGAAGCTAAAGATGAGGGTGAACCAGAAGTTTCATCAGCCTAAATATAATATTCGTTAATTTTAAAGCAAAATGTGGAAAATTCTTATGACCATACTTTTGACAAGTGCGTTCTTTATTTTGTTTTTTGAACAGGGTATGTCTTCAAAAAACAAAAGTAGGAGAGATGAGAAGGTGAGCACAGCTCATGGATTTATTGAGGATACTCGCGATGCGTTTATTGTGCCAGTGTATCCAACACAGGTTATGAATCGTGATATTACAGGGAAGATTATCCCAATTTATGGGGACATTGGTGACTTTGTTCCATACTCAAGCGTACCTGAGGATCACTGGTTGCATGGTTTTCCCCATGAAAAAGCCTAATAAAAAGACAGCAAAAGCTATAATCCATGTGGATTTGTCTACACCCGTTAGAAAATCTACTCTTTCCGGATATGACTGAAATTGTTGTTGTGGATATATCATCTCTGAAGGTTGAAAATAGTATTGATCATTTTGTTGTAAACTTTGATCGTTTATTGGTGTACTATCTTCATCCTTTCCTTGATCTTTAAATGGATCGGTCGCTGGATTATAATCAATTGGATTTCCTATATCAGTTTCCATTTTTTAATATATCCCTTGTTTTTTTTAAGCGTCTTCTTCCTCACTCTCTTCGTCATCGTCCACTAAAAAATCCTTCAAACTACCCTCGTCGTCGTCGTCTTCGCTGTCGTCTTCAGAATAGTACTCGTCTTCTGTATCGATATCCGACCCAATGTCGGAATCGTGGTCTTCGGGGGCGTAATCGTCTTCAAGAACAGTTTCTTCTGGTTGATAGAGTTCTGGCCTCTTTATTTGTCTCCCTGAGCGTGTTCTGGTCTGAACCATTTAAATAAATAAAGACTCTTGCCTTTTAAGTATCTTTTCTTGTATTTCTTCTCTAAAGTCAAAATCCGCGTACAATGCGAGCTCTTCAAGGGCGTTTTGCGCGTCTATGTGACGCCCTTCACTTTTATACTTAAGATACTCTTTATATAGTTCTGGATGAACACCGGAATACATGTGAAATTCATCTGTTTCTGGTACTATTTTGGGAATTTCAATATCGTTGATGAGTTTTACTGCGAGATACACAGTCACACCAACGAGAATGAGAGCCATTCTTCTACTGTTGCGCTTTATTTTTTTTCGGGTGGTTTGAGTGCTTGCTTCACACTACCACTAAGTTCGTGAACTCTCACACTTCCCTTTGGAGTCCTTTTACAAACTGGACATTTTTGGGATATCTTACCACTCTTGATAACATACGACATCGCAGCTCCTTCGTGATCACCTCTAATTATCTCACAATATGAAGATGTTGTTAACACTGTAAAGTCGTTTTTCAATCTGGTAATTTTCACAACATGTGTATCTTCGGGACATGCCATAAATCTTTGTATGAATGATTCCAGATGTGGCTTCACATCACTCTGTTTAATCTGAGGCTTCTCCTCAAACTTTTTGATTTCTGGACACTTCTTCAAGTCTTCCTTTTTGGGATACAACTTTTCAATAACTTTCTGTGGAAGATTGTGTTTGCGACCGTAGAAGTCTTTACAGAAACCATCACGCCGACCCCGAATTGTTTCACAACGACAGAAACACTTTTGAGCTATCACAGACCCACTAATATGAAACCAGATGTGATTAGAACTATGTGGTCTCTTGAGATTTTCACAATATTTGGAGTTTGTTGAAACGAGGTATGTCTCATTGTGTTTGAAGAGTTTTGTAATCGTAGCACCACTCTGCCCATCCATGTGTGTTTGTACAAAGTCCTCAATGAGACCCCGAACCTCGTCATCGTGAACTTCATCCTTAGTCTGTGTGCTCGTAAATGAACCTTCCTTAATAACGGAGGATGGTGGTTCAACTGTATTGTATTCTATAGAATTAGTTCTCACAGAAGACATTTTAAGTATTTCTGGGTCTGGGTCGTGACTAATTTTTAAAAGTGTACTCAGTGGACCACATTTATATATAAATACGGGTAGGTATGCGACTTGTACGATTTTACCTTTGTCACCACACCCTTCACATCCCTGACCACCACACGGCATATGTTTTGCCATTTTGTGAGACCACGGCATACGAAGACCACTTCCCTTCGTTTTTCTCTGTATGGATCCATATACAGAAGAATCAATGATTTCATTCCAATCTATAGATCCCTTTGCTTTAGACAAAGCGACGAGAATGTGTTCCCGAAGTGCCAGTGCCGATTCTTGATTTACTGGAAATCCACACCAGTTAAGATGTATCCCAGTTTTTATATATTCACCAGCTGTTTTGGGAGGTGATACACAAATGAGACACTCCTTACCACCGTGTCGTTTGACTTTATCACAAATGATTTTACAGATATCTTGAATCTCATTCATCGTGAGCGCTTTTTCATCTTTGTAGTCAATGTCCACAAAGAAGTTGTATATGGGACTCTTTTGTTCAACGACAAAGAGCTCTTCACCAGCCTTGATAGCCTGAATATACTTTTCGTGGAACTCGTTCAATTTATCAAATGGCACGGAAAGGACTCCTCCGTCCATGAGCACATGTGATAGATTGGTTGCATTATTAAATTTTTGTTCTTTGCACCACCTTTTAAACATACCTTGGTATCGCGTCTAACCTCTAAACCACCTCATCACAGAAACATCTCTATATTCCCTACTTTCAGAAAGTTCTTTCTTGATGACGAGGAGTTCATAGACTTTCTTTTCCTCATTCTCCTTAATCCATTCCTCTATTTCTTCTTCACAGAGACCTCTGTTTGATTTGAGGAGCTCTCCAATCTGCATTAAAATGTAAGACTTTGACTTCATTCTACTTAATAGAGAATGTTTTTCTATTGAGAGAACTCACACACGAGTAAAACTCTGGATTTCTGAGGACATTGTCCACGATGAGTTTCCATCGCTTGCGGGTATTGAACTCCTCGAGGGTATCAAAACTCATGTAGTCATTTTCATCAAAAGTTTTCTTTATTGGTTGTTTATTAATCTTCTTAAGATTTGTCTTTTGTTTTTCTTCATAAAACTTCTTTACGAGTGTTTGTTGTTGTGGTTTGGTATAGTCTACAAAAAAGACGAAAACATTATATTCCAAATCCACCGTTGGACTCTCTTTGACTGTAAATTTAAACTCCGTATACTCACCGTTTTTGAGGGCAACCACACCACGGGTCTCTTCCTCGAGTTCACGGAGGGCACAACGAAGGGGATTGAAAATCTCCCGTCGTCTACACCCCCCTGTGACAAAAATCCAATCCTTAAAACGCCGATCCCTCACAGTGAGGAATTTAGGCTTTTCATCGGCAAAACTGACCGGTATCGCTATAGCTTTGTATTTTTTCATTGCGCATTCGCAAGTTATAATAACTGAATATGTTTATTCTTCCACATTTTCTTCGGCATCTTCCTTTTCAGTTTCTGGTTCAGCTTCGGGTGTAGGTTTCGCTTCGGGTGCACTGAGACGATGCACGAGGTGGGCTGAGAAATTCTTAAGATTTTCAACATCTTGTTTAGCCTTGTTCATCTCCTTAAATAGGAAGACAACACCGGCAATCGCCACAATTGTGGCGATCATCATAAGGGTTTCACGGTCCATTGGAATCATTATAGTCTATACGCGATTCTTCTTTTTAAGTAAGAGCACCCATGTGTGTCCTGCCTGAGGGAGGGCATTCATAGGGACTCTGGGCAAACTGCACGGCTTCGTAATGCGTAGGTTCACAAGACTTTTGAGTTGGTGGTGTGGGTTGACCGACAAACTTTTCAAGTGTCCTGGATTTGGGATCGTACGTCAATACAAAAACGATGGCGAGAAGGAAAACTAGGTTCCACATGTGTTTTATTAATTAGTTAGAATATAAAAGTCCACCCATACCGTTCTCAATGCGGAGAATGTTGTAGTTGACCGCGTAGATGTCATCATCGCAGTCCCGGGTGTCATTCACGATGCGAGCCGAATCAAGGCGGGAGAAGTTGAGGGTACCAGTTGGTTGCAACTTACCGGCATCCAAGCAGAATGGGTACACAAAGAGTGTCTTGAGGGTCGCTGGCTTGGCCGCATTCGTGGTGTGGAAGTAGAGTGGGACGTGGGAGAAGTTTGGATCCGCAAACTTGAAGTCCGCGACATCGGTCCCGTTGATTTGGAGCTTGAGCTTGTTGTCGTCATTGAGGATCTCGAGCGCCGAAGCCTTACCCGCAGCGAGGTACTTGACTGGGTGATTGAAGTTGAGCTCTTGGATCTTGGTCGCGGAGGCGGTCGCCTTTTGGACTTGGGTGATGATCATGTTTTGTGGCTTGGAGGCGAAGAACTCGCGCTCTTCGGTATCCAAGTACACATAGTTCGCGTAGACATCCCACTTATCGGTGGCAGCATCGGAGCCCCAAGTAATGCGAAGTTCCACATCGTGGTACTGGAGAGCAATGAGGGGAAGGGCGGTTTGGAGGTTTTCGCAGAACGCGAAGCGGAGGGGGTAGAATCGAGAAGTGTTGGCACCACCGAAAAGGTCACCCGAGACGGACTTGGAAGAGTTTGTGGCGGAGAGCACAGGGGCGATGAGGGTGGAGTAGGTGGAGTCCTGGTCATCAATGACTTGACCACCCACGAGGAGTTCGATCTTATCGATCTTTGTGCGCCAGTCGGCGGCACTGTATCCCTGGGCCGCGGAGCCGTCATTGGGGACAAGGTACACATAGCTGAGGAGATCCCCCTTGCGTTCAAAGCGAATGGTGGACATACCCCCATTAGAGACATTCCCCTGGATCACTTGGCGTTCCACAGTTTGGGAGAAGTTTGTGTGTCGCTTGTAGGTTGAGCGGAAAAAGCTGATTTCAGGTTGACCGACAAGGTGCGCATCCTGAGCACCGACGGCCACGAGTTGAGCGATACCACCAGACATTTTATAGTATAGCGAGAGTTTTTTTTAAGCTTGACAAAGTCTGGATCTTATCAAATTGGTGTTTGATAAGGTCTTTTTTTTATGTACGAGTCACTGCGTCGCTCGGGACTCTAGACCAACTTCGCCGAGACAAGCGCCGCCTTGTAGCTGCCGTGATCTACGAGGGTGTACACGGGTACCGTATTGGCAGTCTCTTCCCATACGATTTGTCCGTTTTCATCGAGGACATCCACGAGTTCTTCGACGACAATCTCTTCATCGTGATGGGGTATATGTGTTCTTGATTTAGAAGCTGACAACAATTTATAAGTTTTGCGTGTACCCAACGAATAAGTAGTCTTATCCGCGTCATTGAGTGCTTCGTACTCGTCAACGCTAATTTCAGATAAATATTTGATAGATCTACTATCCTCTGAGAGTGTGTTATATTTCTTCTGACTGACTTCAGTGTCACCTTCGTAGTATCGCGTCATCACGGAAAGATTACTACTTTCTGTAACTTCTTTGAAATATATGGATGTTTCTTCGAATGATCTATTTAGGTCATTCAATTCCTCGTAAGCATCAAGTTCAATAGTAACTGACACATTTAGGTAATAATATGTGACATTTGATAGTTCGCGCTTTGGAACCTTGATAGTTCTTTGTTCGGGTTCCGTAAAATCACAGTCTTGAGTGACCTTGGCGACGGTGGAGCTTCTGAGAAGGTCGTCGCCTTGCTTTTGTGCGTAGCCCGGTGCGACGTTGGAGGTAGTCAAAAGATCCCCTGATTCGAGTGCGCCACCCACATCCGTGACCCAGATTTGAGTATCACCTTTCGTGTCCACGAGGGTATCGTAGTCGTTCGTGTCGGTCTTCTTCTCTGAAACTACACCATACCACTTCTTGTCGGCATACACATTAGAGAGCTCCACAATGGGAGTCACATTCGTTTTGTGTGTATTCGTAGTCGCACTCACGACGAGACCCGTAATATTTTGACCCCACGCATTTGACACGGTGGTCTTAGATCTTGGAAGTTCTGTGACAATTTCTTGAACACCCTTGATGAGATAGGGAATGAATTGTTTATAATCGACGGATGCTGGTGTCGGTCCCCAAACTGAATAGTCGGGATCTTGTGTGGGGTCATCGCTCGGTGCCGGGGTAAGAGCTTCAACATTACCGGCTTGTGGAGGCACCTGAACGATGTGTCTAAACTCGGGTGCGCTATAGAATATTTCTTGTGCGATGAGACCAGATTCATACTTCCAGATTTGATCAGGGTCTGGTGTTAATTTTGGTTTCTTAATATATTCTTGTGGTCTCACTTTAAAGAGCGAGTCGACAGCATTTTTGATGAACTTTTCGTTATATTTGAGACGATCGTCGGAGTAGGCTTGACCTCTGGTGATCTCTTTTGTTGAATTGTTATAGTGTAAATATTCTGTGCCATTGGCGTCACGAACTGGTGATACAAAGAAACGACCCGTACCATTTGCTCCGTTTAATGTACCATCTGCGGCTATGACTATACTATTGGCGGATTGATTTTGGTAACCCGCATTAGCGCCTATAGCGATGGCAGAGCCGCCTTGATTGTACGCAGCCGTACTGTATCCCAAGGCGACGGCGTAGGCGCTTTGATTGTACTTACCCGCATCGCGCCCCACAGCGACGGCGTAGTTGCCTTGATTTTGATTACCCGCGAGGACTCCCACAGCGACGGCGGCGAGGCGTTGATTGTACTCACCCGCCTGGCGCCCCACAGCGATGGCGTCGTTGACTTGATCGCGCCGACCGCTGAACGACCCCACGGCGACGGTGTTGTTGCCTTGATTGGACGTACCCGCTTCTTGCCCTATGGCGGTGGCGTAGGTGCCTTGATTGTACCGACCCGCGAGGTACCCCGCACCGACAGAGCGGGTACCTTGATTGGAGTAACCCGCGAGGTGCCCCACAGCGACGGCGTAGGAGCCATGAGAGGTCTCACCCGCGTTTAATCCAAATTTTGTTTGAGTGGTAGTTACACTAACACCCCCCGCATTGGTGGCAAAAGTCGCATTGGTGGCAGATGCCGCACTTCCATTGACATTGATGCTCCATGTCCCGGAGGCGTTACCACCAGTTCTCGTTGGGACGTTAAGGGACGCTCTCATCCCAGTGGCATTCGTTTTTCGTATATAGTCGTCGGTAGAGGAATAAAATACAGTGTCACTGCTCCGTGTAGCAGCAGCATGACTCATATTGAGATAGTCAGAAAACCCATATACCATATAAATATGACCGCCAGCGTTTCTTGAAGCAATTGTGCTCACATCTGCAGCTTCTGAATACGCTCTACCACCAAGCTGGCCCGCATTGGCGGCATAAGTCGCATTGCTGGCAAATGCCGCATTACCTGTCACGTTACCTGTCACGTTACCTGTCACGTTACCTGTCACGTTACCTGTCACGTTACCACTGAGGTTAGCACCAATTACGTTGCTGGCTGGATTGTACGTCAGGTTTGAATCCGTGAAGAGTGCCTTGTTTCCATCGGTGTGATCATTGACAAATGCGATGTAGTCTGTGTTGCTAGTACTGTCCCGACTACTAAATGCGACTGTATCCGCATTGGTGGCAGATGCCGCACTACCCGAGACGTTACCTATCACGTTACCTGTCACGTTACCTGTCACGTTACCTGTCACGTTACCTGTCACGTTACCA